CAGTATGGAAAACGTTCCGGTTAATATGTTTTTCTTAGAATATATATCAAGACCTCCAACAGCTGAGATATTCTTTGAAGATGTACTTATGGCATTACACTTTTACGGTATGCCAATACTTGCTGAAAACAATAAACCAAGATTATTATATTATTTAAAACGTAGAGGTTATAGAGGTTTTAGTATGAATCGTCCTGATAAAATATACAACAAATTATCTGTAGCTGAAAGAGAAATAGGTGGTATACCTAACTCAAGCGAAGACATTAAGCAAGCGCACGCTGCTGCTATTGAATATTATATTGAAAATTACGTAGGCCAACTTGAAAACAAAGTAGGTGATATGTATTTTCAAAAAACTTTAGATGACTGGAGTAGGTTTAATATTAATAATAGAACTAAATATGATGCTTCTATTAGTTCAGGATTAGCCATTATGGCTTGTAATAAAAACAAATATAGACCAGTTCCTACTAGAGTTCAACAAAACATTAACTTAGGAATACGTAGATATAATAATAAAGGATCCTTTTCACAAATAATATAATAAATGACGAAAATTACAAACACTTATAGTTCTTTTCCAGATCAGGTAGTACCTGATGAAGCTAAACAAAGCATGGACTATGGCCGCCAAGTTGGTATGGCTATTGAAGGTGATTGGTTTAGTGGAACTAGATCTGGAGTTGAAAACAGGTTTAATAGCAATTACAATAATTTTAGGCTACGTAGATTATATGCTAGAGCAGAACAACCAGTTCAAAAATACAAAGATGAACTAGCTATTAACGGTGACTTAAGTTATTTAAATTTAGACTGGAAACCTGTTCCTATTATACCTAAGTTTGTAGACATAGTAGTTAACGGTATGGATGATAAGCTTTATGATATTAAAGCTTTTGCACAAGATCCAGAATCAAGACGTATTAGATCTAAATACGCAGAAGACATATTGAGAGATATGCAAGCAAAAGAATTTTTAGCACAAATACAAAGCGTGTTGAGTATGGATTTATTCAATACTAACAAGCCAGAAGAATTACCAGAAAATAAAGAAGAGCTTGATCTTCATATGCAGTTAAGCTATAAGCAAGCAAGTGAAATAGCTTGTGAAGAAGCTATTAACAATACTTTAGAGTTTAATAGATATAACTTAAAGAAAAAACGTGTAATAGAAGATTTAGTAATACTAGGTATTGGAGCTGTTAAAACAACTTGGAACAAAGCTGAAGGTGTTAAAGTTGATTATGTAGACCCTTCTAAGTTAGTTTATTCATATAGTGAAGATCCAAATTTTGAAGACCTATGGTATGTAGGCGAAGTAAAAGCATTATCTTTAGCAGACTGTAAGAAACAATTTCCTAACTTAACAGGTGAAGAACTTAAAAAGCTACAAGACTATCAAGGTAATGGAAACTTCTTATATAACAGAAATGGCAAAAGAGATGGTAATTATATTTATATACTTTATTTTGAATACAAGACTTTTAGTGAGCAGGTTTTTAAAATAAAAAGAACTACCACAGGTTTAGAAAAAGCTTTAGAAAAACCAGATACTTTTGATCCAAATGAAAATGAAAACTTTGATAGAGTTAGTAGGTCAATTGAAGTACTTTATAGTGGCGCTAAAGTTTTAGGTTACGATATGATGTTAGAGTGGAAAATGGCTGAAAATATGACAAGGCCAAAATCTAACTTAGTTAAAGTAAATATGAATTATAATATCTGTTGCCCTAAAATGTATGGTGGCAGAATAGAAAGCCTTGTAAGTCGTATGACTGGTTTTGCAGATATGATACAGTTAACTCATTTAAAAATACAGCAAGTAATATCTAAAGTAATACCTGATGGTGTTTATTTAGATGTTGATGGTTTAGCTGAGGTAGACTTAGGAAACGGTACTACGTATAATGCTAAAGAAGCTTTGAATATGTATTTTCAAACTGGTAGTATATTAGGTAGATCAATGACAACTGAAGGTGATCCTAATCCAGGTAGAATACCAATACAAGAATTAGTTAAAAGTGATGGTGGTCAAAAAATAAATTCTTTAATATCTACATATCAGTATTATTTACAAATGATAAGAGACGTAACCGGACTTAATGAAGCTAGAGATGGTAGTATGCCAAACTCAGATTCTTTAGTAGGTTTACAAAAACTTGCAGCTGCTAATTCTAATACAGCAACAAAACATATATTAAATGCTTATTTGTATTTAACTGTTAAAACTTGTGAAAACATAGTGCTTAGAACTTCTGATAGTATTGAATTTGATTTAACAAAAGAAGCTTTAAAAAATAGCATTTCAACATGGAACGTTGGTCAATTAGAGGATTTGTCAACTATACATCTGTATGATTTTGGCATTTACTTTGACTTAGTTCCAGATGAAAAAGAAAAAGAGCAATTAGAGCAGAACATTCAAGCAGCATTGTCTAGCGGTAGTATAAATTTAGAAGATGCTATAGATATTAGGCAAGTTAGAAACTTAAAGCTAGCTAATCAAATGATTAAGCTAAAACGTAAGAAAGCTGCAGAAGCTGCGCAAGCTGCTAACTTAGCTAATATTCAAGCTCAAGGACAAGCTAACGCTCAAGCAAGTGAAGCTTCCGCTCTTGCAGAAGTACAAAAATCAGAAGCTCAACTAGATACTAAACTTAAGTTTGAAAAAGGTAAATCTCAATTTGAGATAGAAAGAATGAGAACAGAGGCTCAAATAAAACGTGAGTTAATGGAATTAGAATTTAACTACAACATGCAGTTAGGTCAACAGAAAGTAAATACAGAAGCTTCTCGCGAACTGGAAATTGAAAATAGAAAAGATAAAAGAACTAAGATAGTAGGTACTCAGCAAAGTGCTATTGCTGATCAAAAACAAAACAACTTATTACCCATAAATTTTGAACAAAATCAAGATTTAAATATTTAATAACTTATATTATATTATATTATGTCAAAAGTAAAAACAGAGGCAGAGGTGGATTCAAAACAACCTCTCACAATGAAAAGAAAACCTGGTAGACCTAAAAAGTTAACACAGGAAAAAAAAGTAACTAAACTAGAAATAAAAGAAGATGCCGTTCCAAAGCAAAGCACAGGAGTCGTGGATGAGAATAAACAAACCAAAGATGTGGAAAAAGTGGAGGAGAGAACATCCGAGCCAAGACTTGAAGAAATTACCAAAAAGGTCGAAAACAAAGATGAGAACAAAGAACTCGAGGTAATAAATGAAAAGCCAGTAAAAGAAGAAGCTAAAGAGTTAGAGAAAAAAGCTCAAGAAGCTATAAGAGATGAAAGAGTTACAGGTGTTGAATTACCTGAAAACGTAGAAAAGCTAGTAACATTCATGAAAGATACAGGTGGAACTGTAGAAGATTATGTTACTTTAAATAAAGATTATAACAAGTATGACGATAAACTACTTGTTAGAGAATATTATAAAAAGACTAGACCGCATCTTACAGATGAAGAAGTTACTTTTGTTATGGAAGATAACTTTGCTTTTGATGAAGAAGCGGACGAAGAAAGATTTGTACGTAAGCAAAAGCTTGCATACAAAGAAGAAGTTGCGAAAGCCAAGAACTTTTTAGAGCAAATGAAAAGTAAATATTATGATGAAATCAAGTTGAGGCCATCTGTTACTAATGAGCAGAAAAAAGCTATGGACTTTTTCCAACGATACAACCAAGAACAACAACAAATAACAGAAAAAAGAAATGAGTTTGTAAACAATACAAAAAGTTTTTTTCAAGAACAATTCAAAGGTTTTGAATTTAATGTTGGAGAAAAAGCTTTTAGATATAGTGTTTCAAACCCACAAGAAATGATAAACTCACAAACGGATGTTTCTAAATTTATTAGTAAATTTACTGACAAAGAAGGAAACATAACCAATATGGAAGATTATCATAAAGCTATTTACGCAGCTAGAAATGCAGATAGATTAGCGCAGCACTTTTACGAGCAAGGCAAAGCCGATGCAACTAGAGATGTTATAGCAAAATCTAAAAACATTAATAACGAGGTAAAACCAGTGGCTTCTGAAGCTACTATGCCTAATGGCTGGAAAGTAAGAGCAATTACTGGAGTTGATAGTTCTAGGTTGAAAATTAAGAAAAAATCATAATAAAAAAAATAAAACATGAGTTTTACAACAGGAGGTTCGTTCCCTGCATCAATTACGCCAATGCCAAATCAAGTTACCGTACAAGATAACTATATTGATTTTGCTGACGCAAACTTTGATACATGGGCACAACAATATCTACCTGAGCTATATGAGCAAGAGGTAGAAAGATATGGAAACAGAACATTAGCTGGTTTCCTACGAATGGTTGGCGCTGAAATGCCAATGACATCGGATCAAGTAATTTGGTCTGAACAAAATAGATTACACATTGCATATGATAATTGTGCTGTAGCAGCTAACGCTGGTTCAAGTATTACAATTACTATTACGCCTGGTGCAGATAACCCAGCTACTTCAGCAATTAGAGATGGTAACACTATCTTAATTACTGATAACGCTACAGGTTTATCTTCTGCTAAAGCTTTAGTAACTGATAGAACTTCTGGTGGAACTACTAACGGTTATACAATTGATTGTATTTTATACGAAACAAATGCTGCTGGTGCACCTGCCGCTATTACTGGAGGTACTTGTAGTGTATTCGTATATGGATCTGAATTTCCAAAAGGAAGTAACGGAATGGCTGGAGCTATTGAGCCAGGTTTCACAAGATACTTTAATTCACCAATTATCTTAAAAGATAACTATGAATTAAGTGGATCTGATACCGCTCAAATAGGTTGGATCGAAGTTGCTACTGAAGACGGAACATCTGGTTATTTATGGTATCTAAAGTCTGAGTCTGAAACAAGATTAAGATTTGAAGATTACTTAGAAATGGCTATGGTTGAAGGTGAACTTCAAGCTAACACAGTAGCTTTTGGTGCTAATTTTGGACCAGGTGGTGCTGCTCAAAACATCAAAGGTTCTGAAGGTTTATTTGCTGCTATCGAAGCAAGAGGTAATGTATACTCTGGTTTTGCTGGTGCTGCTGCTCCTGGTTCAGGTGCATTAGGAGATTTCGATGAGATCTTAAAGCAACTAGATAAGCAAGGTGCTATTGAAGAAAACATGTTATTTTTATCAAGACAAACTGCTCTTGATTTTGATGATATGTTAGCTGCTACAAATGGTGGTTACGCTTCAAACAACGCTGCTTCTTACGGTTTATTTGATAACGAAGCTGAAATGGCTCTTAACTTTGGTTTCTCTGGTTTTAGAAGAGGTTCTTATGACTTCTATAAAACTGACTGGAAATACTTAAATGATGCTACTACAAGAGGTATGTCTAACGCTATTGATGGTGTTATGATACCTGCTGGTACATCTACAGTATATGACCAAATGTTAGGATCAAATATCAGACGTCCTTTCTTACACGTAAGATATAGAGCTTCTGAAACTGAAGATCGAAGAATGAAGTCTTGGATTACTGGATCTGTTGGTGGAGCTTTCACTGATACTCTAGATGCTATGACTGTAAGTTTCTTATCTGAAAGATGTTTAGTAACTCAAGCTGCTAATAACTTCGTGTTATTCAAAGGAGCTTAATTATTGTTTAACATTTAAAAGAATAGAAATTATGGGATATATAAAATTTGATAGAGTCCAAGCTAACGAAGGTGATACATTATTATTACCTCTTGAAGGCATCATAACAGTTAAATCCGCAAGTGCAACTGCTGTAGAATTAAAATACAGTACTGTTGTACATACAGATGCTACTGCACCTGAAGTTTTGTCACACAGTTTAACAGTAGCTGCTAAAACCGGTGTTACACTTACTAGAGATAGTATAGTTAACAACGTTATAGCTGCAATTGAAAAAGCTGGATTAAGTGGTAAAAGTACAGCTGTTGCTGAAATGAACGTTACAGCACAAACAATAGCTGGAGCTACCTTATAATAGGTAACTTTACAAAATTAAG